GTGAACTTCTTGTTTCCAGCGATTTCCTCGCTTCCAGTCTTGTGGACAAGCGCACTGTCCAGAGGCACGGTGTTCTTCCATGCGGTCAGCACGCTGTTCTTGACAGGTCTCTGGCTCTCCGCATCGAAATCGTCATCGCAGAGCAGTTCGCTGACCTCGCCAGCCCACTGGTCGTAGAGGTCGCTGTCGAAGTCCACAACGGATACTCCCTGTTCTAATATCGACCTAAGAAGCCTTACACGTACCTCGTTGGAGCAGATTTCGAGAGCCTCCGAGAAGACTCCGAGACCCACTTCGGGGTATCCGACAGGGAACTGGACGTTAACTGCGGTATCCGAGGATGCGAAAGGAATGTCGTAATACTGGCTTCCGAACCTCACACGCATGAACAGGCTTCCTGTCCACTCGGAGTCGAGAGCCAGCGTTACAGGGTATGTGTTTCCAGCCACGAGCCTGTCCGTGGTCGTGACCGTTGCTAATCTGCCACTGACTGAAATTGTCGTTGTCATAATGCGACCTCGCTTGAATCCTCTGTCACGGTGAGGATGGACGGCAGAACATGGATGACCGCACGATTGGTCGTTGCCAGTCTGCCGGAGTAGACCCCGATTGCGATCTCGCTGATGCCACCGGGGATGGTGATGTCCACCGAGCCGTTCGTGATCTCGTAGTCGGTATAGCCGTCACCGTGGACTGCTCTGACCACGGCATCTCTGCCAGTCCAATCCCCATCGAGGGAGACCGTCACGTGGTAGAGATTGTCGCTCACGACCTAATCCGTGTCCGATGCGACTATCAAGTTCGCCACCGTCAGCATCATATCGACACCTCGTAAGCCATCTGGACGGCTCTCTCACGGAAGACCTCTGAGAACTTTCCGTCTCCAGCACCGTAGTTCCACAGGTCTGCGACTCCTCTGGCTATGCAGCCGTAGGCATCCGCAGACTCGATGACCGCAGACGGCACACCAGCGGATGCCAAGTAGACCTTGACATCGCTGATGTAGGATGTGAGCAGTTCATCGTGGAAGTCTCCGCTGATGCCGAGCCTCGTTTTGACCTCATCCAGCACGCTCATGACTGCTCACATCCGGTGTTCAAGCAGCGGTCTTCTTGAGGAGGTATATGAACGCTCCATCGAGGACTTTGCCGTCATTGATGACGATTGCCTTGTCAACGTATTCGTTCTTCTCGTCATCGAAGTATCTCTTGACAGAGAATTCGAGGTTGGAGTTGATCGCATACGCTTTTTCGGGAATCCAGAGCATTCCGAAGTACGGGCTGTCGGTGCTTCCCTCGGCAACGGAGATGTCATCGAAAGTGCCGAGGATATCGTCCTCAACGAAAACGACCTCACGACCCTTGAAAGTAGCCCTTTCAGCACCATCCATAGGGTTGAAAGTCTCGTAGTAGACAGGACGGTTCTGCTCGTCAGCAAGGGTCTTGATGACTCCCTCGTAAGTTCCAGCGGTCATGACGAACTCCGGTCTCATGCCTCTCATGGCGAGAGGTATCTTGGCAAAGAGTTTCTTCTGCCACGAGACCCAATCGGCAGCCTCGGCTGCGGTGAACTCGATGATGTGGTCAGCCGGAATCCTCGAAGTGACCTTTTCAGCCTCGGTGATGATTCCCTCGCACTGCATATTCGCAGCGACTCCGGTCATGATCTCCTTGTCCATAGCCTTGACGTACTCGGAGACGATGGTGTTGGCGAGTTCCTGTTCGAAGACAGGCACGGCAACGATGCTGGCGAGGAGAGACTGCGCAAGACGAATCTCACCGATGTTGTAACTGAACTCCACATAAGAGGAGATCACTCCACCGTTCTGCCTGTCGGTAGGAGCAGCACCGTTCCCCTCCTCCGGAATCCTCCTAAAGACCGCAGAGAACTCTCCGATGGGGTATTTGACTCCGCCACGGATGTTGGTCTTGCGAACCCTGTTGTAGAGTTGACCGTAGACACCATCGAGACCCTTGATTATCTCCTGTATGACGGTCTGAGGGAGGAGGACACCGAGGTCTCCGGAGACGGTGCGGTCGTTGGCACGCTTGAGGACAGGAGACATGACTCCGGTCTGGACGTACTGCTTGAAAGCAGACCTGTACTCCATGTCCTCGTCCTCGACCTTGGACTTGACCTCGATGCTCTGGATGGCTTTCATAGGCTCGAAGTTGCCGACAGGCTGAGGCTGAGCAAGAGCCTCCATCTGTTTCCTCGCCTCTGCGATCTCTCCCTTGAGGACATCAATCTGCGCACCGATGTCACGTACCTCGTTAGCATCGTTAGAAGCGTTAGACCTCGCAAGGAGGTTGTTAATCTGCGCATCCTTGTCGGACACGACTTTCTCAAGATATGCCTTCATATCCATTTCACTTTCACCTCGTTTCTCGCTTTCTCAAGCATCAGAGCCGTTTCCTCGGCTCTCCTCTTCCTCGCTTCCACGAGGACGGAATCGGTTTCCTCCGATGACCGTGCGGATATGCTCGTCTGAGGGTAAGCCGGGTCGGTGACTGCGCTTACCTCATGGATTATGCTAATGTCTGTAATGGTTCTTATAGGTTGGTCTGTTTCGAGACCTTGCCACTCGTCTCCACGGACACGGAACATGAAAGACATCCCGGTGATGTCCTCACGCTCGATTGCCGAGTAGAGGGCAGCGGCTTCTGGATTCCTTTCGACATCGAGGGTCGTAGCCATCCTCAGCCCGGTCTCCTCGATGCTAAGAGACAGCGTGCCTTTTCCGTTCCTCGACCTTGCGAGAGGAATCTTCTCCGTCTCGTGGTTCACGCAGAACAGGACATCGCTCATGTCGGTTTTGTCCAGCGCATGACGGCTGATGATCTCGGTGTACTCATCACCCCAGAGGTCACGGATGACCGTAGGCTGGTCGAACACGATAGGTACACCCTCAATCGCATGGGATTCGGGGTTAGCCACCATGCGAACCTCGTAGGCACGCTTGGAAAGGCTCTCATTCTGATGCTTCTTCGTCATTTTTCTTCTCACCTGTCTGGTATTTCTCCGCCAGCCTCACATCCACGTAGTTGAGAGACTGGAGTCTGATGCCGTTGAGTTCTGGAAGCGGTTTCATCCCGAAGATTCTGCGCTTCTCATTCTCATACAAAGCACCGGAATCTCCGAGCAATCTGACCATCTCCAACTTCTGCGTGATGGTCATGAAGATCAAATCCTCGCTGTAGAAAACGACCTTGTTGCCGTAGCCGTAAGACTCCCTACGGCTGAAAAGGGTCTTGGTAAACGCTTGGGAGTACGAGATAATCAGAGGCTCTAACGATTTCTGAAAGAAACTCTCGTACTCGTCCTTGGTGAAATCTCCGCTGAGAATCGACAGAGGCACACCGAAATGGCGAAGAATCTTCTCGTCTATGAATTTCAGCGTAGCCTCGTCAACCATCGCAACCTCCCTTTTCAGAGGAATGAACTCCGCTTTCAAGTCCAGAGGCAAGAATCCGGACTCGTTCTTGGCGAGACGTTCGGTGAGTTCCTTGAGAGCCTCATCCGTTCTCCCACCGTCTAACATGGAGTTATACTTCACCACACCGTTGACGGCATAAGAAGCGTTCATCGCCTTTGCCACTCCCTTGAGCATCTGCTCGTTGAGTTCGAGGGTCTTGAGCAGAGCCTCGTTGTCCGGCTGACCCATCGCATTGCCTCCCATGAGGTCGTTGACTGCGAAACGATGACGGATATGGATAACGTCATCGTAGCGGATTATCGTCTGATACAGGTTAGGAAAGTCGAACTGGACGAACAGAGTTCCCGATTTGTCCTCCAAGAAAGTCACCGAGGACGGCTTGATGGGGTAGAGAGCCAGCAGTCTGCCATCCGCAGACCACTGAGGGATGATGAAAGCATTATAGTTGAGAAAGAGCAGCCAAGTGATCTTTTCGAGGAAATCCGCACTGCCCATGAGAGGGTTGGGATTCTCCAGAACCGCTTGGACATCCCCATCGATTGCGATCTCCTCACCGTTGCGCTTGGCAACGTGCTGAGGACGTAACTTTTTCATCTCACCGGCAATGCATGACACTGCCTGTTGCACCACATCCGACACGAAGACATCGTCTCCGAACTGGCTGTAAAGTGGCGCAAAAAGGTTAGGAGTCACGGCATATTGCAAATTGGCAGACGGCTCGGCAGTCCGTTTTTTCTTTAGGAAATCGAATATGCCCATACGTTTTAAGATATATTAATGGCATTTAAAAGGTTTTATTAAAAATGTTGCGCTTCGATGAGCATCCCACATGGCATCAGCGAAAGCCGTGGCGAACTCATCGGCATCGATGGTCAGACCCATCGTCTCGCAAGCCTTGAGTCCGAGTTGATAGTATCCATGCCAGAGATTCCGTCTCGCATCCTCACGCTCCTCCTCGGTGACGAGGCTGCAGCCGGACGGCTTGTACTCGTCCAGTCTGTCCATCCTCTCGCAGCGGAGATAGAGCATATCGTCCGAGTCCATGCCTCAAGCCTCCACGATGGCATCCAGCCAAGACCAGACATCCATGCCATTGATTCTGACTCTGAGGTCTTGCTCGGACTCGTCCACTCCGGCACGGACTCCGTGGAGTTCGAGCCAGTCGATGCCGTGGCTGGTGGCAGACTCGATATCCTCATACTGGCGAGTCTCCATGAGGACTCTCTCAGCACCGTCATCGACAAGCACGACTTGGAGGACGATCTCCTCCTCGACAGAGATGGCAGCCTCTATCCTCTTTCCGATAGCCTCGATGATGGCTCTCTCGACTGCGGTCTCCTTGCAGTAGTCCACGTGGACTGCTCCATCGATGTCAATCCAGACCTTAGTTCCCATGACGTACTTCTTGTACCAGCAGTTCGAACGTCCGTCACCGTGCCAAGCCACATCGGAGACGTTGCCGGTCTTGTAGTAGCCGACCTCCAGTTCGATGGCATCCATCCAGTCGTTGACGTACCAGCGGATTTCGTTGGTCTTCTTCTCCCACTTGTTGCCAAGCGTGTTCAGTATCTCCTCGGTGATTCCAGCGTGCGTGTTTCCAATCATTCGGGTCAAGCCTCGTGTTATCGTTGATACTACATACACGAGTCACTATATAATACTTTGTATTACAATGTGTGTCAGAAGCCGGGGTCGAGGTCGTGGGAAAGGACGCATAACGACCTCGACAGGCTCTCCATAGACCGCTTGGTATATCACTTTAGCGGTCTTGAGATGATGCGCTCGTAGTCCGTTCTATGTTTCCGATAGACCTCCCAAGCGATTGCCATCGCCACTGCTCCATCGATTTTGCGAGACGGCAGACCGTCCATCTTGGCGAGGAGTCCGAATCCACGAGAGTCCACTTTCAGCGTTGCGTTTCCGCAGCACCACTTGTCCATCGGACTCATGCCAGCGACCAGCCTCGCTCTGAGGTCTGTCTCCAGCATCTTGACCGCATTGTCCATGACCTCCGGTGACTGATAGACCACTTCGATCTCGAAGCCGTACTCATTCATCCTTTGGATGAAGCCGGAAGCGAACTTGGCATCGTATCCTACAGACAGCGGTTTCAATCCATAGTCACGGTACAGGGTCATGAACCAGTCAGCGATTATCGATACGTCCAGATAGTTTCCATCGCAGATGGTGAGGTATCCCTCTCTCGCCCACTGCTCGTACCTCGCACCGGATGACCTGTCATCGGACTTCTCCAACTTGCCGACAGGGATGAAGTATCTTGAGATGACGTACTTGGTCGGGTCGTTAGGAAGCATGACCAGAGCCTTGGCACACGAGAGGTCGGTGGTCTCTGCGAGGTCAACGCCACCGAGATAGAAGCCGTTGCGCAGTCTCTCGATGTCGCAAGGGAGATCATAGTCGTAGTCCTCCAGCAAGAGCCAAGCCTCCGATGAGGTCTGCTTGAAGTTGAAATCCTTGGACAGCACGAAAGACCTGTCAGCCTTGGACAGTTTAGCGACCCCCACTTGTTGTCTCATGTAATCCCATCTCTTGACCGTGCCGAGGCTCGGATTCGACTTCATCCAGAGACGGTTCTCCTCGTCTCCATCCCAGACCTCATGCTCCGAATCCTGTGTGTAGAGCCACGGCAGATAGCGTGCGGCTGCAAGGTCATCGACCTCGTCATGGATGATCGCTCTGGCTCTCCTCAACTCGATGTCCAAGAATCCATCGTTGACGAATCCCTCGGTGGTAATCATGATGAGCAGCGGATTCTCCTTGGTGGACTGCGACTGCTCGATGGACTTCACGATGACGTTGTCACGCATCTGATGTATCTCGTCCACCACTGCCGTGTCGATTTGATACCCCTCCTTGTTGCGTGTCCTATCGCTCAGTTTGAAAATCCGGTTGTCGTAGAGCATACATTTCAAGCCTTTCTGATTCCTCCAAGTATCGGCTGACTTAGGGTCAATCATCAAGCGCATGGTGTCGCACGCTTGGAAAAGGATGTCTGCCTGTAGGTCATCGTTGGACGAGCAGACGATGTTCCTCCCCTCGCCACCGATGACGAAGTCCGTGAGCAGCAGAGCAGAACACATCTCCGACTTGCCGTTCTTCCTCGCGATGAGCAGCAAGGCACGCTGGAATCTCTGCGTGCCGGAGAGGGTCTGGAAGCCGTACAGTGCGCTGATAAAGGCTTTCTGCCATGCCATGAGGCGCATGGGCTTGCCGTAGAAAGGAGACCTCGTTAGGAGGATGCACCCCTCCATGAATCCGATTCTGCGGTCAGCCTCGGTGGTGTCGTAAATCCAGTCATCCCCATCGAGATCGTCCATGAGCCTCGACAGTTCGTCCATCAACTCCTGTCCGATGATCTCCTTACCGGACTGACCGTCCTCGTAATAGGCTTCGAGGAAGCCGTTGGTATGCCTTATCATATCCCTACCACCACAAAAACGAGCATGGGAATAAAAAGATTTGTCGGACTGCCGAAAAAAAGACGGAGCAAGCAGCCCAACGAGGCTCGTAAGGACTCTTAGGATAAAAAAGTGGCGAGTCGGGTAGGGATGGGAGACCGGCTCGCCAATGATGGATGAACGATGTGGTTTATAAAGTTGTCACCAATGGCTCGTCTCGTGGTCTGCCTCGGCATCGTAGAGACGGTCTTGGACGAGGCTGCCGAGATGCGTGAGGCACACATCCGAGCCATCGTCCTCGATGAGACCCTTGCTCGCCAAAGACATCCTCGCATCTGCGAGGGTCGTGTGGTCGATGCGATAGAGACGGCATTCCTCAAGCACCGATTCAGCGGATATCCTCTCCTCCGGAGGAATCTCCATGAGGAAAGCGACCTCTCCCTCGGAGAGAGACATCTCAGTTCCCTCCGAGGATGCGCTTGCATCCGTCCAGTTCGTGCTGGAGCAGAGCCATCTGTATTTCGATCTCCTTGATTCTGGCTTCAGCGTTGTCCTTGGCTCTGATGTCGGCATTCTTAGTCTTGATGATGTCGGTGAGATCGGACAGGCTCACGGTGTGGCTCTCGATGGCTGCGTTGATGAAGTAACTGTACTGCATATCATCGGAGTCGTAGGCTTGGCATCCGGTGACTGCGACCTCGTGCTTGCCGACTATCCCGGCATCGAGGACGATGTGTTCTGCGCCAGCATGGGAGTTGGCACGAACCTTGGTCATGTACTTCTCGCCATCGATGGTGGCGATGACCATGTAGACGTTCTTCTTGCTCTCGACAGGCTCGGTGGTGTAAGACATCATGGTTCTCAACCTCTTGCAATACCCTATACACAGTGTCAATATATAATACTTTGTATTATGTTGTTCGGTGCGATCTCATCGTAAGGAGTCTTAGAGGGCAGCCTCCTTGCGAATCTTCCCCTTGTCGGTGACGATGTAATACTCGGTAGGCTGCCTATTGTCTCCCTTGTACATTGCGAAACGGTCGATAGGAGAGGTCGAGACCGTCTGGAACATCGCAACGAAGCGCATGAAGTCCAGTGCCTCGGAGACCTTGCGGAACTCCATGTGGGTATCATATTCGTGTCCGGCATAGCGGAATCCGTCACCGTGGTTCGAGTTGTATTCGATTGCACATCTCATGATTGAAGATATAACGTATCACTATATAATACTTTGTAAGATGTTTTATGGTGAACTCGACCTTTTTTGAAATCGTCCGATGGCACGCTTATCGAGACCATCACGCTTCCGCATTTGTTACATCTGCGATAGACGGCATCGACCTCGTGCGTGCCGACCTCCTCGAACTCATGCTCGCATTCCGTCCGATGACAATCACGAACGTATTCCCATATCCAGTCTCCGATTTTGACCAAGATTCCTCCGATTATCATCCAGTACAGTATCTCAATCATGCTCATACGAACCTCTCCGAAAGGCTCACGCACCGGTAGAGCCGATTCCTCCCTTACGCTCCTCTGTCGGTGCGATCTCGCCACGGATTGTGCCATACGGCACGAGGATGAGTTGGAGGATGCGGTCGTTCCTAAAGAAAATCTGAGGCTTGGTGTCCACCAGCAAGGTCGCTCTTATCGTGTCACGGTAGTCAGAGTCGATAATCCCCACAGTTCCACGAAGCCTCAGACCCTGTTTAGAGCCAGTGCTTGACCTCGGCACGAGCATGGCGAAGAATCCGTCCGGTATATCTCCGTCCTCGAAAGAGACTCCCAAATCCAACGTGACAGGCTTGTCGGGATAGATGACACAGTCGCATGGGCAGTAGATGTCGTATCCGCACGAGCCGATGGTTGACCGTCTCGGCTGCTTGACCCCATCGATGACTTTCATGCCACACCATCCAGACCCATCGACTTAAAGATTGCCACCAAGACCTCCACGACAATCGAGTTCCCGGCTTGGCTGTAGAGTTGGGTCTTGCTGGAGACCTCGGCAGCCTTATCGAACGCCCAATCGGGGAAGCCCATGAGCCTCCATGCCTCACGTGGGGTGATCTTGCGCACCGTTAGGAAATCCTCGTCCACGGACTTGACAACCTTGATGCTCGTGACTCCGTTGTCCAGCCTCTTGGGTACGGTGGGATTCAGCCCATCATCATCATCATCATCATCATCATCATCATAGAGCCGTCTCCACATCTCGATGACGTTGAGGTCTGCATCGGCAACGACCTTGATGGCATCCTTGCTTCCATGCCATGTCCTCAGAGTCGGTGAGGAGGAGGAGGAGGAATAAAGCATCCGGCTGGAGTAGAAACTCTCCTTGACGTTCTCCGCCACCGGGGTCGATGAGGTCTCGACATCGAACCGCATCTGGACGGTCTTGGGCTTCTTCCTCTTGGACATCGTGGTGATGTTCTCTCCACGTGCCATCCGCAGATTCTGAGCCTTGGGTACGATCTTCTTGGCTCTCTCCTCCTCCTCCTTGCTGACAACCTTGATGTACCCTGTGGCGCAGAAAGTCGGACTCAGAGACCTCTCAGCCACAATCCGTCTGGTTTCGAGCCTTGGGTCGGCACAGTCCATCAGAGGGATGACAAGACCGTCCGACTGGTGCGACCTGTAAGTGGGCTTAGGCTCTCTCCACTTGATTTGCGCCATCGGTATCCTCGTCACGTACTCCTCACCGATGACCGGTTCGAGGATGTCACGGATGACCCTGTGAGGAGCATCCGAGGATGTCGGCAGAGCCGGTGGCTCTGCTCCGAGGCACGACACCATGAAGACTCTGACACGCTTCTGGGGAGAGCCGAAGTGCGATGAGTCGATTTTAGCCCACTGATTGCGATATCCCATCGACTCCAGACGCTTGATGAGTTCTCCCCACAATGGGGATGTGACCACCTGTGGCACGTTCTCCATGAGCAGCCACCGTGGTCTCGGAGAGACCTCCAAGAGCCTCATGACCTCCCACACGAGACCAGACCTCGTTCCCTCGCCCATGCCCTTGCGAGAGCCAGCGAGGGAGAGGTCTTGGCAAGGGAATCCGTAGGTCAAGAGGTCGCATTCCGGCAGCCTCTCGACCTCGGAGATGTCTCCCAAGTTCCTCGTCTCCCCATAGATAGATAGATAGGAGTCGATGGCATGGCGGTTGATCTCGCTTATCGCCACGACCTCGTGAGGGATGCCAGCAAGGGTCAACGCCATCCTCGGTGAGCCGATGCCGGCAAAGAGTTCAACGACTCTCAGCATAGTATCTGCATCCGCACCGAGGACACACGAATCCGCCATCCCCATCGTCAGCCGTCACGCATCCGCACACGCATCTCATGTCACAGACTCCCTTTGTAGGTATGCCAGTCGATGAGGCTGGCGAGACCTCTCAAGGACTCCGAGAGGGATTCGATGAGCCACTGCTCGCCATCATCGTCCAGCATGGGGATGACCTTGTCAATCATGCCTCTGGCTGCCAGATTATCGTCCTCGACCTCTATCGCCTCGATGATGTACGCCAGCCTCAGTCTGATCTCCCAGTCGTTCTCAGCGAGGTATCCCTTGAGGTCACGGACGTAGACATCCCTCGCAGTGCGGAACGCTCTCTCATCGAGCCTCACGGACATCCCTCAGACAGTGGCACGCATCGAGGAGGAGAATCCTCGCATCCGACAGAGCCATACGGCTCTCCTCGTCCATCGCATCGTGCTGGAGGGAGTCCTCCAGCCCATCGATGGCAGCCTACAGGCTCTTGAGATAGTCCGTCATAGCCTCACTCCTCTGGCACACGAGTCGCACAGCCATTTATAGCCCTCGTCATCGAGGTCGTAGAGATGCAGACACACGGTCTGCCCACATCCAGCGCACGCATCGATTCTCATCATGGCATCACCACATCTCTCGTTATCGACACACCGTCATGGAATATCGTGAGGAAGCCGTCCTCGGAGAGCAAGACGTAGGATGTCTTAGGGATGTCGTAGGCACGCTCCTAAATCTCCACGGCTTGGTCGTAGGTCAGCACCATCGGATATTCCGCCATCAGCATATCGTATTCCGCATCCATCTTATCACTTATATTATTTTGTATTACAGACGAGCCATGCCGACCATAGCCAGCGCACGTGCGGTCTCGGACGGACTGCGAGGCTCTGCGAGGCTCATTTCATCCTCTCCAGATAGGCTCTCAGAGGAGACACATCGCCATCGCTCTCGCTCCTTCTAAGGATTGTCGTAAGAGTCCTTACGATATCGGTCTCTTTCGCCACCAAGTCCTTGTAGAGCCTCGCAGCCGGAGTCATCTTCTGGATAGACCTGTCTGACGGATGGTATCTAATCATCGGCTCTTTCCTCAGAGACTCAATCTGAGACTCGATGTAGACCAGTTCCTCGATGAGAGGAGTCACCATCACCAGCGTGCTTCCGGAGAACAGGCTCTTGAGATCGTCCTCTCTGGTCATTCCGCATCGCCTCTCGTGATGTTCCCATCCTCGTCAACCCAGACATCGTCCTCGTAGACCGCATCGGGGTCGCTCATGTAGAGGTCGCACAGGCTCATCGCAAAGTTCTGCACGGCTTTCTTGCCTTTCAAGTGCCTCATCGTCTCCGCAGACCCCATCTAATCACGCACGCACTTCAACGCCAGCCAGTCGCAATGCGGATAGACACCGCATAGTCTTCTGCTCATATAGACCACATCCATTTCTTGACATCATAGGACGGTGTCACGACCTCTCCTCTCGATGCGCACGAGTAGAGCCAGTCCATGACCTCCGGTGGAGCATCGATGTAACGCTTCGGTGCGAGGACGAGCCTCGTGGCATCTCTGACCTCGACCCTCCTCACCGAGTCCGTCAGCCATATCTCCCATCCTCCCCTCTCTCCTACCAATAATGCGCCCATGCTGGCACGGAGACGGCTTCTGACGGCATTCCTGTTCTCGGCAAGCCAACCATACGTCTTCTCACCGATGAGGCTCACAGACCCTTTCTCGTCCAATCTGAGGGATACCCTCTCTGCGATCTCGTCCAAGACCTCGGCTGGAGCATCCTCGAACACATCGGACACCGTCACGGTGTAGCCGTATGGTGTCCGAGTCCAGAGGACTTCGAGGTCATCGAGGTCGCTGAAACTCGCCACCGAACGTGGCAGATGCCTTGCGAACACGGACTGCAGATTCTCCATGATTTCGACAAAAAGACGTTGTAGTATTTAGTATTACTCAGTTTTCGGTTTTGCTGAGAACTTTTCGGGAAATTTCGAATTTTCTTCGGAGAGAGAATACCG